TTAAATTGTGTCTGAATTGTTTACAGCGTTTATCTGCTGTTTATCTGTTAATTGCGTATTGTTTTGGCTCAATTGTTGACGTATTTCCGCGGCTGTAAGAGGTGTTTTGCTGGTGTTTTCTCTACTAACACCTGGAAGATTCCAACCAAAGCGGCGATTCATAACTGCAAGCTGCCCGACTGGGTTCTTACCGGACCAGAGCCGTGCTTCCCCACTAGATTCATAATCTTTTGACAGTTTTTGATATAAATTGTTTGCCGATGTACTTAGTTGTGGCGTTCTGCTCTCATTTCCCCAATTATATACAATATCTTCTCTTATACCAGTTAATTTACAATATCCTGATATAGTACATATTTTATTATACTTATAACACATATATATATAATAGTCTGCTATATAGTTAAGATACTCATAATTATAACTATTACAATTACTATTATTTATATTACTATATTGGTTATTATAATTATTATTATTATATCCCTGTAATTTACCCTTTAATTTTAACCTATTAGTGCCTTTAAAAGTATTGTTATATACATAAATCAAGGCGGCATAAAAAAGGGATTGCGGAGCCGCTGCCATATCTTCAATGTTTTCATCTTTGCAAAATCTTTTGAAATACATATCAATTTCATTTTCAAAAATTTCTTGACTTTCTGGTGCTTCCTGTACTTTCTCCATATGTTCCCCCTTTCTGCTAAACCTGCTCCAGCTAATTAATTATTATATATTTAATAACATAAAAATAACCCAATAATATTTTTAATATTATCGGGTGTAAATCTTATATATTTAATTATTAAAATAATATAGCATAAATATATTATAAAGTCAATTTTATTTTTGCGCTTGACATAACATAAAAAACTGTTTATTATATTAAACATAAATAATAACAAAAATGTATTGGAATGCGCTATTTTGTATTTTTAAACAACAACATTGGATGTATTGAAATATACGTTTTTGTATTTCTTAAATAGTAACGCACGGCGTAGAAAAAAGAGGGAGTGGCAAGCTCCCCCTTTTAATTTTATCTATCCGATTTTAGAACTCTTTTTTGATTATCTCCAAAGCTTTGTTATATGCCCAGTCTAAACTCTTATACTCGTTTTCTGTGGATATAATAACTTTATCCCCAGTATCAAGAACTTCACCGAAATAGTAATCACATCCGCCAGACTTCCCCGCCTTTGTAGCTATTTTAAATGTATATCCGACAAATTCTTTACCAGCGTTTCTTGTTTCTTCAACAGCGAATAAATGGCTGTCATAATCTGCATATTTTCCCACATTTTTACTTGTAAAGAATTTTGCAAGGCTCTTCATATCCGTTTTATTAGGTTCTCCATTCTTGTTTCTTTTAACTGTTAAATATCTCATATTCTCACCTTTTTAACCCTTCTTAAAATTCGTATCCCTTCATTCTTCCCGCTAAAGTAGGAGTAAAATGTGTATTATATTTTTTGTCAAAATCTTGAATATATTTTAATATATCCTTGTCAAATTGTTCCATAACTTCTTCGGTTTTCTCCTCGGCTTCCTCGTATGTCATTCCCTCTAGCTCGTAAAGATAATCGCTTGACGTATCATCGTCAAAACTGTAAGTGTATTCTATCCTCGGCAGTCCTGCCTTGCCCAAATAGTCATTAATGCTTTCTCCTGTTGAGCAATTGCTTAGTAACTCCCCAATCGTCTCGGCATCACCGGACTCAGCGCAGAAAACACTGCTTCTGTTCCTATGGATATAGTGCCTATCTCCGCACAATCGTGCTATTGCTTGTGCCTGTTCTTCTGTAGCACCATTAAGCACAGCTAATTCAGCATTTTCATAGTTCTTTCGCTGCGCGTAAATCTCTTTGCCTTCGCGCATTTCTTTTGTTATTTCCATAACATTCACCTTTTAACCTTTCTTAATTGTTTTCTTTTTCACATTCAAACCCAAATAAAATATCATTCGCCAGCTCTTCGCTTATTTCCTCTTCTGTAATTGGCTTTCTGTTCTCTGCTCCGATTATTTCGTCAAGGCTTGCGTCTATATCAGCAAGTGCCTTTTCTCTGCTAAATCCAAGTCCAACAACTTTGTTTAATAACTCAATTGTTTTCATCCTTTTCACCTTTCAGCTTTTGGCTGTCCTTTCTTTTAATGTATCTTAAGTATATACCAATAGTGTTACATTGTCAACACCCTTTTTAGTGTTATTTAAAAATATTTTATTTTTTCGTCGTTGGTTGGTACTATCTCTAAAATGTCGTTTGGCTGGCATCTTAATATAATACATAATGTATTTAAAGTTTTTGTATTAATGTCACTCCTGTTTCTTAGATTCTGCATTGTGCTTTCACTTAATATCTTCTCTTTCCTCATTCTGTTAGCGGTGTAGCCACGCTGTGCCAGCTCTTTTAATACATCTATTTTATATGTAATCATTTACAAGCTCCTTTCTGTTTTGTTTTTACTATTATATATAAAATATTGCAGTTTTGCAACACTTAAAAACAAAATTTAAAAACATCTTAAAAGGTGTTGACATACACCTTAAAAGGTGTTATTATTAAGCTACAAAATAAATAAGGCGGTCACTCCTACCAAGAACGAACCGCCACCAATCAAAAAAGAAAGGTAAGCCGATTATATCACAATCGGCGAAAAGGTGCAAGCATATGAGAAAATTAACAATCGCAGAAAAGAGAGAAAAAGAGCTAAGAAGAGCAACAGAAACATACAATATTGAATATGATATTGCTAAAAAATTGATAAATCGCTTCTACAGACTGAATGCAGACCTTGACAGGTTATCATATTTAGAAAACAAGGAAAGAACTTGCAACCGCCAGAGCACAAAAGATTTATCTTTGAGCTGTGACAGGCGAATTGATAAATTAAATAAAGATTTAGAGCCTTACGGCTTAGCACTGGATAGCTTTAGTCACTTAATGACTATTGTTGTAAAAGGCACTACAAGGACAGCAATAGAAAGTTTTTATTATAACTAAGGAGGCGCAAAAAATGAAAATAGGCGACAAAATTATTTATGGCAATGAGATAGAATGCACTTTTAAAAAGTACGAAATAATCAAGAATGGCGAGGTTATAATATACGCCGATTGCAAAGGTGGTGCAATTATAGCACCTTGGGAAATGTTTAAAAAAGCATAGCCGAAACGCTCCAGAGTGGAGCGTCAGCCGCGGACCGGTCGCCGTGGCTCTGATGATGGTAGACCGCACAATGAAAGGATGATTGATTATATGACAATTTATAAAACCACAGATTACTTTAATATTACGAAAGAAGAAGCAAGCAAGATTTGCAATGGATATGATACACGAGAAGAAGCAAAAGTTTTAGATTCTGGACTTGAGCATTTTTTCTTTGAAACCTTAGAATGTCTTACGGAGGAATATAATTCCAAAGAACGCAAGGAATATACTGAGAAAAAAGGCTATGAAGTAATTCTATTTGAATTTGTAGCAGACAATGGCAATCATAATAAATATTGTATGGTATTTAGATAGGAGGGTTAATACTATGACAAACGAAACAGCAGAACAGAAAGAAATAAGAATGTTTAATTTTTATAAAAAGGATTTGGAAAAGCTGGGAAAAGAAAACGGATATATTAGAATGAATGTTATTGAGTACGTTTGCGGCTTTCCAAAAATTAACGCTTTTGAAATGGCTAAGACCTTAAAAGATGACGGATATAATATACTTTTTGATGACTCTAGCATAAGCAGAACAGAGAACGAAAAGAAAAGGCGAAAAGTTGAAAAAATCGCATAATTAGCAAGGTTGGCGCTTCCGGGGTTTGATTCCCCGGCTTGCTAAAATAAAAGAGAGGAAGTACAATATACTTCCTCTCTTACCATTCAAAATAGCACTTGTCCTAAAAATATACAACAACAAATGTCTTTGTTATAATAGCATATAAAATATAAAAAGTAAAGGAGATTTAAAAAGATGGCAGGATATTATAAAAATCAAATGAGTAACAACGCCGTTTGGGCGTATTCGCAAGGTGAAAAACCTATGTATAAGTGGACTAAAACCACTATTTTAGAAGAGATAGATAACATTTTTTGGCACGCTGATAAAAAAACAGAAATAGATTTTAAAAAAATGACATTAAAAGAATTGAAAGAGAATTTTCTGGTGTGGTCTTCCTGGCATCATACAGGAAAAATTTACAATGAAACAG